ATGCAAATCCCTTCCCAGGTTTTTGCTATCCTCTCCAGGGTTGAATCCTTTGAGATTATCCCTTCACCACCATATCAATGAAAATAGCACTCCAACCATTCCAGCACGGCTCTTCACTCCCTTATCCGTTTTTTATAGATGAGACTGGAGCCGTCTGAAGACAGGACTTTTGGAAGTGAACTCCAAAAAAACTTCTTTGATTTTCTGAGAAGCCAATCACCTGAACAATGGAACTCTCTTTTGAAGACTTCTGGGAGACTCCCAAAAAATGTCTCAATATGTTCCCAGTTTTTCTGAATGATCCTGATGACTGGGTGACACATAAAAACCACATTGATGATATCACCATAATCCCTGACTCTGAAACCGTGAGAGCTGCCAGGAAAAAACCTTCTACAATTTCACCCTCACCAATATGAAAATAGAAATTCAATTCCAGTGATATCCTGAATACCACGAACTTTTTCTCTCAGAAAATGAGGTGTGGAATTTCAATAGAAGAGGTATCAGATATCTCATAAAATGACTCTCAAGAGAAGCAACCAGTGATTGCAAAGCTGATTTTTCAGTGGAACAATTCATTGACAAACCTGATGAATGTCTCTTTTGTCATATGATATATGAGACTCAAAACTATGCGTTTTTGCATCACACTCCAAAAATTTCTAGCATAAAAGTTGACAATATTGTTTTTGACAAACCGCCCAAAGCAAACCATCAAATGGATCTCAGTGAAAAAGTTGTGAAGCTCACTGACCAGATATTGGTTGTCCTGGAGAAATACCCAGAGACCAGGAATGATGATATTGAATTGACCATCCAGGTCTGGAAGAGTTTCTATACTGAATTCATCATCAAGCCAGGTGAATATCCTGAAGAGAAGTGGAGAGTGGAACTTCAGAATTTGCGAAACCTTCCACGGGAAGACAATATCAAAAGAATCAGAGCAAAGATTCAGAATGATGAAGGCAAGTTCCTCCCGACAAAATGGGATGTGGCAAAGAAGAGAAAAATTGCAAAACTGATTTGGGAAGAACAAATGCAAAAAATTGTCAACCAATAGAGTTTCTGCATTATACTGCAAAACCCTGCAAAATCAGGCAAAAAAGAATTGCCAAAACTTTTATTTCCCCTATATTGTCACCTGTCAACAAATAACCATCTTTATGAAAAACGAAACCCTCTACACAATCAAAGAAATAGTGGATTGAAAATTGCTCTGATACAAAGAGCGAACCATCCGACAATTGGTATATGACAAGAAGCTGGACTCCATAGATATTTCACCCAAATGATCTCTCCGTGGATCCATCAGAATATCAGAATCAGCCATTGAAAAATTTCTCCAGTCACGAACCAGAGCCAGAAAATAATCCACTTCTTGACCTATCCCCACTATGTCCAGACCCACAAAAAACAATGCAGATTGGTTTTCTCACGACACCTGACTCCGCAACCATTGAGTTGTGAAAGTAGCCAGGAACAAATGGAATTCTGATTGATATTCTGTTTGGTGTATGCTTCTTGAAAAGCTCACTGACTCTGATGACTTCAGATATGAATTAACTGAAACGGAACTGCAAATATTGGCAGCTGACTTTGCGGTTGATGAGAAGACTTTGTCAGACATCATTGAATTCTATGTCAAATTTGAACTCCTTCAGAGAGAAGGGCTGGTGATATACTCACAGCATCTCATTGATAGAATGAGTCCTCTCCTGAAAAAGAGACAAAATATGCGGAAGAAATATGGTGAAGACAAAGACCCACAACAGTGAAGTCCACCACCACGCCCCCCAAAGCAACCACCCAAACCGAAAACGGAACTGATGACTGAAAAAGATTTTGAAGACTTCTGGGCTGCCTATCCAAAAAAAGAGGATAAGAAAAAAGCACAAACAAAATTTCTCAAACTCAAACGCTCTCTCCTAGATACCATCCTGACATCCATTGCAACCAACAAGGTCAGCAACAAAAAATGGACTGAATGATACATCAAAAATCCTCTCACCTGGATCAACGGTGAAAACTGGAATGATGAACTCCCACCTCTCACCACAAAAAACAATGAACCACAAAAACACCAACAACCCCAAACTGGAAAAATCAGCACCACTGGAACGGCAAATGACACCGTGACAGTGTAGGTATTGCCTGGACACTGGCGTTGAGGGCAATGACACCGTTCACAATCTCATCTATGGAGTCATTCCTAGATTTTGCGTTCAGTGTCAGGTTTGACCTCAGAAAAAACAAGAGTTTTTTCAAACTCCAGCAATGCAAGAATCTCTCAAAAACTATAAGAGGGCAAAAATTGCTCTTGCTTTGAAAAAATCAGGGGTGTCTGATAGATTCCAGGATAAAAGACTCTCAGACCTCAAGAAGACCCCTTCACTCTTTGATATATGCCAATCATATGTCACCAACTGGGAAGAGGTGAGCAAGAACGGGCGTGGTCTCTATTTCTGGTGAGATGTTGGAACTGGGAAGACCCACACGGCTTCAGCCATTGCCAATGAATTGATTCAGGAATATCTGACTGAGGTGATGTTTGTCTCATTCTCTGAGGTTGCTGACCGTGTCAGAAAATCCTTTGACACTGAGAACACTGACAAAGACCTCTTCTGAGATATGAAGACCGTTGAACTCCTGGTGATTGATGATTTTGGAATGGAGAAACCCACTGACTGGTTGAGAGAACAAATATTCCTCGTGGTGAACTCTCGATATGAGAACCGCAAGCCAATAATTGTCACCTCGAACCAATCCATTGAGGACATAGGCAAGTTCCTGATGCCACAAATTGCCAGCCGTCTCCTGGAAGTCTCCAGGTCAATCAAGTTTGAGGGGGCTGACAAACGGGCAACAGTTGAGCATTGGTGGGAGAAAATGTAGTTTTTATTTTTTTATTCTTTTTAGTATGACAACTGACAACAAAAAAATTGATGCTCTCCTGGAGAGATCAATGAAAATGAAATACCAGATTCACGCTAGTTTTTGAGCGTTGAGTTGTGCCATTTGGACACTCACAGCTCTTGCATCAGCTGACTCAAGACCAATATGGTTTCTTTTTTCAACAATCTTTGCTCTCCTGGGTGCTATCCAATGTGTAGCGTGCCACGGAAGGCTCTGAATTGGATATTTCTTTTGAGTCCAGGACAAAGACCTCTTCAACAAATAACCACTTTTTTTATGTTCAAAACACCAACACAACCAATCCCAATCAAAGAAGCTGATGAACTCAAGTTGTTCAATATGAGTTCCAGGACACTCTACCGCCGTTGCAAGAGTGGAGAGATAGAAACCGTATTGGTCAACAATGTTGTTTGTATCACTCCAAAAGCCGTTGATGACTACCAGAGAAGCAAACTCTGAGGCTTGACCATTCGGGCAGTCCTAGAAGACCAATTGAGCTTTGCTGACCTGGTCATTGAGTCAGAACAAAACAGGGCAAGAATCAAAGCGTTCCTGGTCAGATATCAAAAACAACTCATCTAGATTTTATGATTCAACCACTACCAAAAAAACTCCTGAAGGTCTGAGATATGATTGTGAAAAAGGGCGGCTCCAGAATCCACGATATGTTCCCAGTTGAGAGATTGACCGCCACAACAGCCTTTGCCCAATGAATAAAATTTAGGCTGGAATATGAGCCTCATAATTGATTCCTCAGACCACGGTGAGATTGGAACTTGAGCTATACTTCTTTTTGGATTGCAACCCCTGAACTCAAAAAACTGGCAATCAGACAATCCAACCTGGACAAAATCTGAAGAGCTGATTTCTCCCGTTGCACTGATGAACAAATTCAATCTATTATTTCAATAATTTCCCCACTATGATAACCTCAAAACAAATAGTCACTATCTCTATTGCAACAATAGTGACACTCCTGGTAGGAGTTTTCAGCTCACCAAATACAAAATCATCTGAAGTTGAAAAGAAACCCGTTTGCTGGTCTGAGAGCTATATCAAAAACTATGAGCTTCTCAGGTGGAATTCCTGGAGAGACAAAACCTTTGTCAAATTGGTGAATGTCCACAATGCCTGGGAGATCTCTGAAGGGAATATGGATTTCATTCTGACCGTTGAAGCTGAAAGCCAGTTTGACCCAAACGCCATTGGAGACAACGGTGAGGGTCACGGCTTTTGCCAATGGAACCGCCGCTGGCATTCTGAAACTCTCGATCATCCAGAGTTCAAAGACCCAGTCTGGCAAATGGAAGAGTGTTTCAAATACTACACTCAAGTTTTCAACAATGGAACCATCAACTCCCGTCTCTATTGATTCCCAATTCGTGATGGTATGCGTGAGAGATTCAAATTTTCTCCCGTCTATGGAATCCGCACCGTTTGCAATAAATAATTCTATTTTCAATCCAACCCACCCTACTATGGCAAAGAAAAACACCCTCCCAAAGCTGAAACGCTATGACATAAAAAAACTCAGACTGAACTCAAAATTCAAGTTGCCTTCAACTCTTGAGTCAATCTGATTGAAATTCTCAGTATGAGGAATCAATATGGACAAAGATGGTATTTGGTCAATTGACCTGAAGTTTGAGGATGTTTTTGAGACATTCCTGACCTCATACAATATGGTCATTGTCAGGAACTTCAGAGGGTATGAAAAAACCCTGGAGTCTTGTATTGAAAAGCTCGATGACAAACAACTCACCCTGGAAGACTTCCACTCTCAGAAGGCAATCAATGTCTTTGAGAAAATCAATGAGACAATCAGAGATTGGAATTCTCTGAACTTCTGCCAAAACATCACAGGCACACTCAAGAAGTATGAGTTCAAAACCAAAGCCCGTGAGATGACATTTTTCATCCGTTCTATTGATGTTGATTTCTTCAAAAATGAATTCACTTTTGGTTCAGAGTATCTGATGTTTTTGGAACCAACTGTTGCCACATTTTCACAGGAAAAGAAGATGACCATTGCAGTTCCAAAAGTGATATATGACCAACTGGATTTCCATTGGATCCCACTTGACCAGGATGATTTCCTCATATAGCCTCTATGAAACTTGTTTTTTGCAAAAAATGTGGATGAACCTTCTGACTCACTTTTGAACCTGGGAGTTGCCCTTGCGGTTGTTGCTTTGGAATCTATGTGGATGATCCAAATGCCATCTGGTGAGAACAAGAGAAGTGAATGGGTGTTCCATTTGCCGTGGACAATGCCAGCTTCAATGCCCGTTCTGAACCCGTCAGGATGGCTCCACACAATGAAATATATGATGCCTGGTATGGGTCGGGAAAAATCCAATGCTGGCTCTTCAGAGATAAAAAGAGCATCAACGCCGCTCAGATGAAAAAGGTTTGACACCTGAAGTATCAAAATTTTATAATCCCACTTTTATGATAGATAAAATCCGCTCAATTTACTGGTTCAATTGTGGCAATGGTCGGAATGTTGGTGCCGTTCTCATTGAGACTTTGCCAGATGTATATAAATGCTATCTCTGACCAGTCCCAATATTTGTTGAGGGTGGGATGGGTGAGAGAACTGAAGATGAGGATGCAGAGTATATTTACAATCACGGGGCAAAGGTGATGCCGCACATTGCCAAAGCAATATTCCCACACGCTGCCAATTTCAAATTTTACGACCAATAATATGATGCACTTTGATTTCAAACCAATATCAGTCAATGATGCCTACACTGGCAGAAGATTCAGCACGAACAAAAAGAAGATTTTTATGCACAATATGGCAAGGGCTTTGAGGGAAGTGGTCATTGATTGCCCACCGCCGTTCCAGATGTCCTGGATTTTCTACATATCAGCACGGTCAGACCTGGACAATTGTTTGAAGGTTGCCCAGGACTGTCTCTTTGAACACTTTGGTTGAGTCTATGGAAAAATCAATGACCATCAAGTTCACAAAATTGAAGCAGAGAAGAGGATTTGCAAAGCGTGAGAGGAATGTTTTTATGTAGAGATTGACACTTTTATTCCATAATATTTTTTCAATGAAAAAGTGAGACCAAATATATCAAATCAACTTGAAAAAGGTTTTTTGAATGCACACAAAACATATTTATTGTATTGCAAAGGATGTTGATGAAGCAAAGAAAAAAGTTGAGTGTGTTTTGATGATGTGAGAATACCGCCTTGCTTCTGACTGTGATGATTCCAACTTCAAACAGCTCACCAGCAAAGATAGTTTTTGCCTTTTATAATTTTTTTTATGATCACCCCAATCATTGTCCCCAATACAGCAACCAGAGACTGCATATTGATTGCCCAGGGCAAATATTGCAAAGAGGAGGATGTTCCACCAAAGTTGTTCTGAATAGCAATTTTGCTTATGGTTGCATTCATCATATATTTCTCACTCTTCTTGAAGGCTTCAGACAGGTGGCAATATGCCTGGATTTTCTTTTGGATCATCCCTTTTGTCACCGTTGGTGTTTTACTCATTATTTTTTGATAATATTTTTATGAACAAAGCAAGAAGAAAAAGGCTTGAAAAAGCAATTGAGTTGGCTGGTGAACTCCAAGAGATAATTGATGAAATTTCTCAGGAGGAGCGTGAGGCTTTCGACAATATGCCTGAAGGTCTCCAAAATGGTGACAAATGACAAGAGATTGATGCAGCTGCAACCAATCTGGAGGATGCACTGGCTTCTGTTGAAGAGGTGGTTGATTATCTATCATCTGTTGAATAAAAAATCTATGAATAACAATAGCAAATTCTATTTCAGAGGCTTCAGCCCTGGCAAATCATTCCAGATGTCTCCAGGTCTCAGAGCTTATGCCAAACGCCGTGCAATGGAGAAATTCACAAAGAAACTCCAATGAAAAGAATTGACACTTGTCAGCATTGATGATATCGACAATCAAAGTGACCACGCCGTTGATGCCTTCAGGTATGCAATGGAATCTTTTTTCTACCCACCAAACTATGTCACGAAATTCTGATGGTTCAAACGCCAGATTGTCCGCTGGTTTGGGAAGCGTTCTGAGTTCCAACATCAATTGGGGCTTGAGAAGTTCTTCTGATACATTTTCCGTGGTCGGTTCTATATCTTCAGGACTGAAAAGGTTTGACCAAAGCCTATAAAATGGGACACTCACTATGCTTGCAAATTCATTGAGGATTGAAGAGTTCCAGCCAGTCAGGCAATGAAAGCCATCCAGAGGATTTGAAGACTCCTGGCAAAAGCTCCAGTCTGGATGGAACCAAAGGGAGTCAGGAAAGCTCAGGAATATATCAACAACCTTTTCAATTTTATCATCAACAAAAAATAGTATGATCAATCTAAGCCTCTCTCTTCTGCAAATTGTAGATCCAGAAGATACCATCATAAAAGACCTCTGAGAATTCAGAATCACCAGGAACAAATATTTTGATTTTAGTGGATCCAGGGAAGTGAAAATATTCTTTGCTGAGAGACAAATGGCATACCGCCCCTGGTATTTTCTTTTTTTGAAAAAGAGATTCAGATTCAAGAAAATCCAGATGATTCATTGAAACGCTTATGAGGACTTGACCTGGGAAGCCTGGGTTCAGCCAATACTGTTTTCAAACTTTGTTGAGGCTCACGAGTTCATCATCAATTGTTGCCACTGCAATTATGACTGATATGACAACCTGGTTGGAGATTTCTACCAGAACCGTTCATCACCAAATTTATCAGGATTATAATATGCCAAAAAAAATCACCATTGAGCTGAGTGAAGAAACGGCATACCGTCTCCAGAGGCTTGAAGAAAGTTTCAAAAAGCATTCAGGATTCACAAAGAAGCAAACAAGGAACTTTTTGATTGATGGGTGAGTGGAAGTGGAATGGTGTGGATTGCCAAAGGATGAACAATAACCATAGCCCGTGATGGCTCTAAACTATTTTGTTCATTGTGTGTTGGGGGTTGTGATGGCTTGAGGTTATATTCCTCACACCATCTTTGATTTTTCAAGCGGTGACGATTGCCGCCCCCAGCACAGAGTGAATAAAAACCACTCTATTTATTTCCTAACCCTTTTTTTATGGGTGAAAAACAAGACATATTGGGTGCTTCAGTGAGGCATCTAGATACTCAGGTGGTGGCAACTGTCATCAGTGTCTCCAGGTTCCTCCGTGGGACAAAAGACCGCATAGAGCTTCAATGGCTCCGTAATGATGGCGGCGTTCAGGAGATGTGGTGCTTTGAGTCTGATGTTGAGGTTGTTGAATATGCAACACAACCAGCACCAGAACCTGGAGAGATTCCAGCATAGTCTTTTTGATGTCAGGGACATCCGTGTCCCTGACATTGATTGATTCCCTTTTCTCAAGCGGTTTGACCGCAACTTTTATTTCCTACTTTTCTTTTATGAAAACAAAATCCACCGCTGCCATCCTGGCAATTTTCGTGGGATGAATTGGCTGACATATGTTCTATCTGTGAAAACCAATTCCAGGAATCCTGATGCTCTTGTTTTGTTGGACATTCATTCCATCATTCATTGCACTGATTCAATTCTTCATTTTCCTGGCAATGTCAGAGAAGGAATTCAACCGTCTCTATAACCCCAAAAAATAATGGGCAAGAAACTTGAACTTCCCAAGTGGCACACTGGAAAATCAGTCTATTGGATTGACAGGGAAGACTGAATGACTCTCTGGGAAGGTCTCATCCGCTCAGTGGATGAAGTTGCCCAGACAGCATTGGTTGTTGCCGTGTGCCGTCAGATTGACCGCCCCAAAGACCCAATGGACAAAACCGTTCCTCTCGATAGACTCCGTTCTGGCAAATAGCCATTTTATTTTTTCACTTTTCGTATTATGAAGCACCGCATCACCATATCAAATATGGCTCTCCAATGGCTCTATGCAATGATGGCAAAAGTCATTGTCTCAAACCGTGGATCCGCAAAGAACATCAACATCTTCTTTGAGAAGGTCAGACCAATTGCTGGAGACTTTGAAACCGCTCAAGAAAACTTTGATGCACAAATCACAGGTCATAGACAAATCTGGAGTGAGACCAATGAAAAACACCAGGAACGCCTCCTGGTTGCAAGACTCACAGAGCAAGGGCAAACACCAACCAGCAAAGAGGTTGCCTATGCTTCCCCAGAGGAACAAGCTGAAGTGGAACAAAAGCTCAAGAGTATTGAAAAAACTATTGATGATCTCCGTGACAATCGGAAGACTCTCAGAGAGACAAAAACCACGGTTGATTTCTCTGATGAAGAATTCAATTTTCTCAATGCTTCAGTGGACTCAGTCCTGGCAACATCTTCAGAGAGTCCAAAGGGATGAATTGCTGGAGACAGTTTGGTTGGTCTCACAGTTGAAGTCATAGAAGCTCTCGAAACTTCAGAACAAATATAATTTGCAACCACTGAAAATTCATCTATGCTAGAAACGGTGTTTTCTAGTGGGGGGACACCAAAGGCAAGTCAACAAAATTGGCTTGCCTTTTTTGTGCCTTGTTGCAAACCGTGCCGTTCTCTATAATATTGCTTCAGTTCACTTTCTATTTCTTCACCTCCACCCTCTATGGACTCAAAGAAAAAAACATCACCAAAGCCCGTCAAAAAGCCAATATCAGGACATATTCAAAAGACTCCACCCACCACAAAAAAAGGTGAGAAGGTTTCTGATGTCAGAAAACAGGTTCCTGAAGTTGGAAAAAAAATAAGTGTTCCAACTCCACCTCCAAAAAAAGTGCAAGAACTGAAAACTCCACTTTCAGTGGAAGAGAACGCAAAAAATCTTGCTTTTGAAATGGTTGAGGATTATGCTCTGGGATTGGAAAAAATAGAGAGATTTTCTAAAATACCAATTGACCGCATACGCTTTGCAGCATTTATTGCAATCCCTGAGTGTTGTGATCTCACCAATACCCAATTCAGTGAGCAATACAAAATCAGCAAGAACACATTGTCATTGTGGAGACAGCGTGACGAAGTGGAAGCCCTCAGGAAATACTGTCTGAAGCATTCTATGCAACGCTCCACTCCAAAGGTGATGAAGATTCTCAAACAGGCAGCAACTGAATTGGATGATGAAAACAAAATCCAATTGGGGGCAGTGAAGACATTTTTGGCATATGCTGAAGACTTCAATGAGAAACTTGATTTGAATGTGGTTGCAAAGGGAAATTTGACCGTTCAATTTGCCAATGTGGCTCAGTCACCTTTTGTCCAGCCCCCAAAAGAACCCGAAAAACGCAAGGGAACCCCCTGAACAAAGAATATTCCAGTCAAAACAAAAAAAACCAGTAAAAAGAAGTAATGGAAGCCAACAACCTCTATTTTTTACAGCCAAAACAATTGGAGTTTGCAAACACCTTTGCAAAGTTCAGAGTTTTTGGGGGTGCCAAAGGGGGTGGAAAATCCTATGCAATGAGAGCTGAATGTGCCAGGCAATGTCTCTCAGCTCCAAAGATTCGTGGGCTTGCTCTACGCCGCACACTCCCAGAGATTGAGGAAAATATGGTGAACCCAATGAAAAATGAGCTGCCACAAGAACTCTACAAACACAATGCTCAAAAGAACACCATCACATTTTCAAACGGTTCAACGCTCAGGTTCTCCTATTGCCGCAACCTGGATGATGTCCTGAACTTCCAGGGAATCGAGTATGATTTTATTTGCATTGAGGAATTGACTCAGTGGACTGAAGAGGAATGGAAAATTCTGATGACCTCACTGAGAACCACGAAAAAATGAGTCATCCCAAATTTCTTTGGTTCAACCAATCCTGGATGAAAGTGACACGCCTGGGTGAAACGGCTTTGGGTTGACCGCAAATTCAAAAAAGAAGAGGGAGAGGATGGCAACCAATATGCCTTCATCCAATCATTCGTCTGGGACAACCAGGTTCTGATGGAGACCCAACCAGAATATGTGGAAGCACTCAAAGCCCTCCCAGATAAAAAGAGAAGAGCATATCTGGAAGGTGACTGGAATGTTTTTGAGGGGCAGTATTTTCCAGAGTTCAGAGACTCACTGCATATCATCCAGCCACATATTCCAAAGGATGCTTCACGGTATATTGTTTGTTTGGACTATGGGTATGCAAAACCCTCAGCCATCTATTGGCTTGCTCAGGACAGCCAGGGTGCCGTGACTTGCTACCGTGAACTCTATTGACCAGGGATGAGCTACAAAGAAGTTGCAATCAGAATCAAAGTTCTGACAACTGACAAAGAAAAAGTGGATGTGGTCATTGTGGATCCAGCCATTATTGGAAAACGCCAGGAGTCCTCTGGTGTCACTGGAAAAGAAGAGATGGAAAAAGAGGGGCTGAATATTGAGGGTGCCAAAAATGCCCGTGTTGATGGTTGGCTGACCGTCAGAAAATATTTGCAACCGTTTGAGGATGTGAACACAAAAGAAATCACCACGGTTCTCAAAATCACTTCAAATTGTGTCAATCTCATCCGAACTCTTCCAGAACAACAACACGACAAAAGCAATGTTGAGGATATGGACACGACTGGGGAAGACCACGCTTGTGATGCTCTAAGATATGGACTTGTCAAGCTATGAGAGCCAGTTGCAAACTTTGCTTCCGTTCGTAGTATGAATGAAGCATTTGAAAAACTGGCTGAAAAAGCAATCCAAAAATCAACCCAGTTTTCTCAAAAACCCAGTATGAGAGATAGAGATGAATCAGACCGTTTCCTCACCAAAAAATTCTAATTTTTATTTTTTCCACTATGGGCAAAGTTGCAAAAGGCAAAGGCAAAAAAACAACTGATTCCACTCTCTCTCAAATTGCTGAGACAACCGCCTCACTCAAAAAAGACCACTCTGGAGATAGAGATGGTTGAGCTGAGGGGATCGATCCAAACACAATGAATGTCCAATTGGGGCAATCAGGAACCAGTCTGATGTCTGGGTTCCTCACTGAAGACCAGAACCAGGAACTCTCAGGGATCGAGTGAATGCAGAAGTTCGATTTGATGAGAAGAACTGATGCAACCGTATCTGCAATCCTCCAGGCAATTGAACTCCCAATCCGTTCCACTCTTTGGAGAATGAAGCCAGCGGCTGATGAAGACACTGGAGAGATTGATGAGAGGGCGTGGGAAATATCTGACTTTGTTGAGGAAAATTTATTCAAGAAATTGGACAAGCCCTGGGACAATCTCCTGAAGGAAATATGCACAATGTTCCCGTTCGGTTTCTCTCTCTTTGAAATAGTTTGGGGAGCTGATGAAGAGGGCAACATCATCATCAAAAAAATTGCATTCAGAAAGCAGACAACAATTATGGCGTGGGAGACCAGTGCTGGTTTGCCAGGTGTCCAACAAATTCTTCCAAGCGGTGTTGTTGGATGACCCAATGACGGTCAAACCAATGTGGACATTCCAGCTGACAAACTCTTGCTCTTCACGAACCAGAGAGAAGGTGACAATTATGAAGGAATCTCTGTACTACGCCCGTGCTATAAGCACTGGTTTTTCAAAGATAATCTCTACCGTTTCGATGGCATCAGACACGAAAAACAAAGCACTGGAGTTCCCGTGATGTATCTCTGAGAAGGGGCAACTGACAAAGACAAAGAAGCGGCACTCCAGATAGTCAAAAACATCCGTTCTAGTGACCAGATGGGTATTGTTTGCCCGTGACCAAAGACAAAGGGTTGGGAGTTTGGCTTTGCTGATCTCCACGCTTCAGACTCCACAAACCTCTTTGAATCCATCAAACACCACAACAGAGAGATTTGCAAGAGTGTTCTTGCTCAGTTCCTGGAACTCTGAGACACCCAAAGCGGTTCACGGGCTTTGTCAGAAGACCAAAGTGACCTTTTCTTGCTCTGTATCATCTCACACGCAAAGAACATTGCTGACACATTCAACCGCTATATCATCCCAAAATTGGTGGACTATAACTTTGACGGTGTCACTGAATATCCAACTCTCGACTTTGACAAAATTGGAACGGCTGATATGGAGAAATTCGCAAATATTATTTCAACGCTCATTGGTGCTGAAGCTCTCCACCCTGATGAAAATATTGAAGACCACTTCAGAAAAGTCCTCTGACTTCCAGCACGGGAGACAGGGGTTTCTGAAAATTCTCCTGGTGATGGAACCAATGAAGACCCAGAACAAACTGACCCGAACAATCCAGACACAAACGGTGACCCACTGGATGAACTCCAGAGCCAATTGGATGACCTAGAAAACACTGATGGAGAATTCGATGATGAGGAATTTGATTCTATATTCAATGACCTCACTGATGCAATGGAGTTTGCCCTGGATGAGTGAATGGAGTTTGTTGCCAAAGGTGGTCATCTCACTGATGCTCACAAGAAGGCAATTTCTGAAGCTCTCACCAAAGCTGGTGGATCCACACTTCAGACAGCCAGAAAATGACTGACAAAGCGTATCAGTGAAAGCACTGGTTCTATTGAAAAACAGAATGCAGACTTCCAGGCACGAACTGATGGATTGAGGAATGAGATTGCCAACCTGAAGAAAATGAAGGATTCAACGCCAATTGGCAAAGCTGGAACGGCTCAGAGGAAAAAGCTGGCAGCCGCACTCAAAGCCATCAACACAAAGATTGCAGCAATGAGAGATGAGAGAAATCAAATCACCACACCTCTCAAATCACTGAGGACTCAGGATATCCAAACACGCCGTCAGGTTGTTGCCATTATCAGAGAACGCAAGGCGGCAATAGTGGAAGAGACAAAGAGAATCCGTGCTGAATTGCAATCTGGCAAAATATCATTGGACAATGCCATTGAGCCAATGAGAAAACAGGTTGCAGCAAACAACGCTCAGACGGCTGAACTCAGGGCGGCAATCAAAGAACTCCCAAAGTGAGATCCAAAGAAGGATGCAATGAATGTGATGATCCAGGGACTCATCAGAGAGAACACCCAGAGCCGCACGACTCAAGCCAGTTTGCGTTCTGATTTTGCCAATACCAAAAAAGCAAAGAGTGAGGATATAAAAAACAAACGGGCATCATCTGGACTCTATCACGAACACCCAGAAGGGGAACACCACCACGAGAAGGTGGGAGATGATATGGTTTTTGATGAAGACTATTTGGCTCTCTCAAAACAGTTCAATAATGGTTTCATCATCAAGCTCCAGAATGAATGCACGAGTGAGACATATGCAGACCTAAAAAAAAAAGGGTTTAGAAAAAACGAGTTTGAAGAAAAAGCCTTCCGACCTCTCACCTTTGCAGAACGCAAGGTGAATTTTGGTTCCATAGGTTGAGCAATGGATTCCTTCAGCAAAATCCTCACAGATAAAATGGAGGGGATTGCTGAGAAGCAAAAAGCTGACATCCTGGCACAAATAAAAACAGCCATTGATGCCAATGACATTGAAGCGGTTGGCAAAATATCAATGAAGTATTCTGGAGAGCTTGCGGCGGCACTCACCAACATCCAAAAAGAGATGTTTGAGATAGGCAAGAAGACCGCTGCAACTGAGATGACTGTGATGGTTCCACCAACAGCCCGTGAAGTCTCTGGAGCAATCAGGGTTCAGAATGATGCCGTCATTGATGGTATGATGTCCCGTGCTGAGGTTGCAGCAAAGACAGCGGTGACTGGTATCATCTCAAAGAAGGGTGGTGCTATTTCAGCCACTACCAGCTCTGAAGCAGTGGGGGCGGCGGCTGAAGCCCTGGACAAAGTCTTTGTCTCATCACTTGCCACTCTCAACACGCTGGGAATCACTGGAGCCATCAATCTCTGAAGATCTTCAATATTTGAGAAATACCCTGAGAAAATATATGGGTTCCAATTTTCTGCAATCCTGGATGCCAGGACAACCAGAATTTGTCAGAGCCTGGATGGTCGTGTGGTTCCAGCTGGAAGTTCTGACTTCTATGACTACTCACCACCACGCCACTTCAATTGCCGCTCAATCTGGGTGGAAATTTTGATGGAAGAGACATTCAAACCAAAGTTCACTGGCATCCCGTCATCCATTCCAGCCAATTCAACCATAGACACCTTCAAAGACCTCAAAGCCCCAGTGATCCTCAAAAACAGTCCAGCCATCAAAGTCATTGAGCAAGAGATTGAACAACGCAAAGAAAAACTCAAAGCCCTCCAGGACTCCAACACATTCCCGAACCGTCAGAAGCAACACCAGGAGAAAATTGACCAACTGGAATCATCATTGAAGAGTGCTTCAGATGCTGCATTCAATGAGTATATCCACGAGATTCTGAAGGCTGACTGAATAGTTTTTGTGTCAGAAACCCCAGTTTCTGAATAGTTTCTGACATCAGAAAAAACAGCATTTTCTGAAAATGACAAAATTCACCCTACTTTCACCCTAAAAGCACCTCATTTTCACCCTACTTTCACCCTATTATATTGACACTATGAAAAAAAATATTCTAATTGGTTGCGTTCTCAATGCGGTTTGCAGAGTTTCTGAAGTATTTCTGACATCAGAAACCCTTCAGAAACCCACATAGTATAGTATAGATATATAAAATTCTTATTATATAGAGGCGGCAATGAATATGGAAAAAAACACAATCACAATCCCGTTCTTTTCCTTCATTCAAATTTGCAGAGTTGGGAACGGGCAATCAGTTTTCAAAAATATCAAAATCCCAAACAAAAAATATGACGGCAATTCTCTCCATCCAGGTTGATGCAAATAATTCCTTTGATGTTCGTTTCTCAGGGGAAGAAAAATTGCAGCTCTCAATGATTGGAGCGTTGAGGTTTGCTGAAGATTATTTGAGAGAGCGTATAAACAAACGGGCAACAAAAATTGCAGATGAGACTTGCAATTCAAAAAACGGAATCTATAATTCAAAACAGGAAAAGATAGTGACGAAGCAAGAGGCAATCTCTCACCTCCTGGATCTCCACAAAATCATTGAATCCAGAATAGATGCGGTCAATTCATCAGACCCACGGGCAACATTCACTATTGATGAAGAGCTTATTTCCAAAATTTAGGATATGAAACCAAAACTCACAAATCAAATCATCCAGGCATTTGCAGAGAAAACTCAAATTGAAAAGGCAACAGCTGACCGCATATTGAAAATCCTCTATGAGAAGTGACTGGATGCAACAACTCTCAACCGTGTCATCTGGAGAATGGAGAGTTTTGTGAATAGAACTGAGCTGAGGAACATTATGAACGCAATGAAGAATGCACAAATTGAGACACTGGTGGATGAACTCATTGTCCAGGATCAGGGATGCTCAAAAGAAGTTTGTTGCTCAGAGAATGAAGAGATTCATTTTAGAGCATTTTTTGCTGAAATGCCAGCTGGCAAAGCATTCAAAGCTGGAGACAAGGTAGAAATTCAGATTATGAAAACGGGCGTGTGGAATCATCCAGTCTATTGAAAAATCAGCATTGATGGAACCACTCTCTCTGAAGTCCACAAAAACTTTGTGAACAATACCAGACAAATTGAACTTGCCGTTGATGAGAACCACGAAGAGAACCACAAAGCCCTGGGCTGGTTCAGAGAAGTATTCAAGAAGGGGAAGGATGGACTATTTGCAAAAATCGAACTGACAAAGAAGGGAGCTGAATTGCTCACAGAGGGTGCCTACAAATACTTCTCTCCAGAGATAGTATTCCAAAAAAAAGACGAAGTGACGGGGTCTATTGTTCGTAATTTGTTGATTGGGGGTGCGTTCACCAATCGACCATTCTTCAAAGCAATGTCACCATTGCTTGCGTCAGAAGATATGGTTGATGTCGCAGCCAACCGTCACCAAAATGGGGCAACAGAAAACGGGTCGTCTATACTACTTTTTAACTCAAACAATCCAATGTTTAAGCTACTCGATAAATTGACACAATTGGGTTCTCTCAAGTCTATCAACCAGGCTCAAAGAGATGACCTTCAGGCGTGCTTCAATGAAACAAATCCTGAAGATATCACTGATGAGATGAAAACTTCATTCAATGAAGTGATTGCTCTCTTTGATGAAACTGAAACTCCTGAGACACCAGAAACCCCAGAGGTTCCTGAGTCTCCTGAAGAGCCAGAAAGTCCTGAAGAGCCAGAAGCTCCAGAGACTCCTGAGGTTCCAGAAAAAACTGTTGAGGCTTCTGAAAAGAAGATCAACGGGAAGGAACAAACTGTCACCATCAAAGCATCTGAACTTGAGAAATACAAACAGGATGCTGCAACAGCTGCAAACCTTGTTCGTGAAGCTCGCAAGAGCCAAACACAAGCAAAAGTGAACGGAATGGTCTTCTCTGATTCAAACACATCTGGCGTAGTCCAGAAAAAGAATGTTGAAGAGCTGGTCAATTTTGCTCTCTCACTCTCTGAAAAGGGTGCTGCCAAATTCTTCTCTATTATTGAAAAGATGAAGGCAGTTGATGCTGGTGAAAAGGGTCACGGTGGAGCTGGTGGTGGTGCTGAAACTTTCTCTGCAAAAGATGAAGAGATGATCACACACTTCACTGAAACTCTCAAACAAACACGGGAAGAGGCTATTGAATCCCTCAAAGACTTCAAAGCATCAAAATCCCAGTAATTCTCTTATTTTCTCATTTTTTCTCCTATGACCGCTGCTACTCAAGCTCTCGACAACGCTCGCAAAGAGTGAATCTTAGGTTCACAGCCTGTTGAGACTCTCACAAAAATCTTCAAAGGAATCCCAGTATTCCTGAAGGCTGCAACAAAACTTGCATTCACTCCAGATGGAGCCGTGAACACACTTGCAAATGATGATATCTTTGCTGGTATTGCAGCTGACCTTGCTGACAACAGCACTGGTGCCGCTTCAGCAATTGTTGTTCAGGTTTACAAGAAGGGTGAATTCAAATTGACATTCTCTGACACACTCACCCAGGCTGATGTTGGAAAAAAAGTATTTGTGAACAACACCACTGATGATTCAGTTGTGTCAATCACTTCTGATGCTGGCAATCCTGAATGTGCCATTGGTACAATCACCTCAGTTGAAAGTGCATCAACGGCGTTTGTCAAAATTGATGACTACATCAACCGTGTTGCTGATTCAGTTGCTGGTGCTAGTGACCTCATTGGTACTGTTGCCGTCACGGTTCTTGCAACTGCAACAACTGGTACTGGTACTGTCCCAACTGGTGCTAGAGTCATTGGTATTATCCCAACAGGAAATCAGGATCAACTCATTGACAATGTGGCAGTTGCCACAACTGTTTGTACTGTCACTCTTGCAGCCGCTGCAACAGCTGACAATACATTCCTGGTCTCATATCTCAAAGCCTAATTCTTATCTCAATAACACAATTCTCCTATGCTTAATAAAGGCGATATCCCACGACTCCTCACCTCTGGTCTCAGAACAGAGTTTATGAAGGGAGCAAAGACAGTGAATACCTTTTATCAGGAACTCACAACAGAAATTCCATCCACAAAATCCAAAGAAGTCTATGACTGGCTTGGAGCTACTCCAGGTCTCCGTGAGTGGAAGGATGAGAGACAGGCAAAAGCACTCTTGGAACACGGCTTTGAAGTTGTGAACAAAGACTATGAGGCAACAATCTCAGTCAACAAGAATGCAATGGATGATGACCAATATGGTCAAATCAAAATCCGTGTGAACGGAATGGGTGTTGCAGCAAAAAAAGGTTATGACAAATTTTATGTCACGACTCTGGAAGCTGGAACAACTTCTCTTGGCTATGACGGTCAATATTTCTTTGATACTGACCACGCTGAAGGAATCTCTGGTTCTCAATCAAACTACTTCACCAGCAAAGCACTGACAGTTGGCAATGCTCAAACTGTCATCTCTGCAATGATGCAGTATAAGGATGATCAGGGTGAACTTGTTGTAGTCAATCCGACTCACATTATGGTTCCTCCAGCTCTCGAATGGACAGCACGGGGAATCTTTGAGCCTCAGGCTACAAATGGAGATACAATTGCAAACAATGTTCTCCGTGGTCGTCTCAAAGTCATTGTCAATCCATACCTCACTCTCACGACTACCTGGTATGTGATGGATCTCTCTTGACCAATGAAACCAATCATCTTCCAAAATCGAAAGCCTCTCACTTTTGATACAGATGAAGGGCATCTCTTCAACCATAAGGAAATCAAATATGGTGTTGATGCACGCTTCTCTTTTGGCTATGCTGATTGGAGATATATTGCAAGAGCCGTTGCATAGTATCAGAACTCCTAGAACTCACAACCACGGTTGTGGGTTCTCTGGAATCCTGACCTCAGCATTCCCCTTTTATTTTTCATCAATACCCACTATGTCAGAAAAGAAATTGAAAACCATTGTTTGCCAGCTCTATCCAAACCATCCGAACGGAAGGATGAACCGTGCTGGTCTCGTGTTCACTATTGCCCCTCAATCATACCAGGTTGATGAAGAACAACTCCTGGCAATTCAGAATGAGCCAAAAATCAAAATGGTTGAAAAAGGAAAAAGAGCGTATGAGGTCGGAATGGAAAACCCTGGAAATTCAGTTGCTTCAGTTTCTGATGTCAGCCAGACACCAGAAACCCCAGTTTCTGATGTCTGAAACTCAGGTGATGGAACGGGAGCTGGTGAAGGCACTTGAATTGTTGACCCAGAACTGCCACTCAAGACACCAGAGAATGACCCAGGTGATGAGAAATGAGCATCCACTGACCCAGAGTTCATTGTTGAACCAAAAGAAGCACCAGAGGGCAAAAAAGTGAAAAACTACAACAAGGCTGAATTGTTCTTTGCTTTGAACAAGGCTGGTCTGGTTGCTGGCAAAGATTATCAAACCTCTGGCTCCAATAGTCTCTTGCTCCAGCTTCTTGAACTCACAATCAGCAAAAACAATCCTCCACAATAATCTTTTTTTCTATGAGAGACATTCTACGCGATCTCCCAATTCAAGTTCTATATGTTTTAGTCTCCATAATTTGAGGAATTGCAAAGAACCTCCACGAATACCAGACCACGGGGAAGTTCAGATTTGGTTTTTTTCTGGCTGGTTGTTGCATCTCTGCATTCACTGGTTTTATGTTCGCATCATTTGCCACTTTGATTGGTGTTGGAGATGAAGCAAGAATGCTCTTTGCTGGAATGGGTGGTTATATGGGGACACGGTCAATTGACTTCATTGAGCAATGGATCAAACAGAAGACACTCGACAAAATAAATTCAACTCCAGCTCATCTCAAATCTAAAAAGGATTCAGAATAGTCTATTTCTTCACCGTTCAATTTATGTCAGTCTCTACCGTTTACGCATCCACAACCCGTGTCAGAGATGAAGCTGGTCTCACGGGGAATACAAATATTCTGGACACTAAAATTGATGGCTATATAGTCCAGGCACATTCTATTGTTCTCTGATACCTCAACGCTGCCTATACCTCAACGCTCTTCACCACTGACAATGCAAAATTTGTCTGAAGCCAGGCTCAGGACTATCTGACCCGTGCTGAAGAACTCATTGCCGCTGGATATCTTCTTTGGAAGGAATTTGGTGTGAATGACCTGGATGAGACAAAGAAGGAATGAATCAAAAAAGTGAATGAGTGAAAATGATTGCTTCAGTTGCTCTCTGACAAGAACAATCCAATCTCTCTCTCTGATTCTGATGGCACAAACTTTGAACGCAAAAGCATTGCAAACGCTGGCGTTATGGTCTCAGGTGCTGATCCAGATGAAACTGCAATTTTCACCAGGAAAATGAAATTCTAATTATGCAAATCCAATTTGAAGTCATTGGAGACATCCAACTCTCCCGAAACCTGAGACTCCTCACCACCAATCTCACCAATCTGGGGGAGTTTTTTTTGGAAGCGTGTGGCATTGTCAAAGATAGGACTGATGATATCTTCAAAAAACAGGGTTCAAATGTTGAGAAGTGACCCAGGTGGGCAGCTCTTGCCCCGTCAACTGTCAAAGCCCGTCAGAGAGGATGGTGATATTATAAAAACCCCTCTAGCAATCCAGGTGTGATGAGGTGGACTGGGAAGATGCAAGACTCAGCACGAATTGAAGCAAATGACCGCCAGGGTCGTCTCTATTTTGAGGATCCAAAAGCAATGTATCATCAAGTTGGTTCAGCCAAACTTCCAAAGCGTGTTTTGATTGACCTCAGCAATCCAACCAATGAAAAAATAGTCAAATCCCTTCAGGGGAAAGTGGAGAGAGATATTGGCATATTCAATCAACAAGCCTAGTCACCTTTTTCCTGATATCAGGAATATGGTTTGTTGAATATTTTTTTTCTAGTGTATACTCAGAGCAATGAAAAACATCATCACATCTATCCAACAGCTTTTGAAAAATGCAGTGATCCAATCAGGGTCACCTTTGGCTGATATAAAGCGTGTGTATTGGTGAGACCCAATTGATATTCCAGAATCATCTCTTCCAGCCCTGACAATCCAGCCCTGACAATCAGTATATCTCCAGAGAGGTTCACAATATGACCAGAAGACTCACACCATAGAAATTCACCTTGTCTATTCTGCAAAGGCATATCTGGACTCAAATCTGGGGGCTGAAATCAGTATCACAAATGCCGTCTTCAGTGGCGGTCAAATTGTTTTCACTTCAGCCGCTCACGGTTTGTCAGTTGGTGATGAAATCACTCTCTATGGCGTGAATCCTGACACATTCAGTGGAACCTATGCCATCACAGCAAAAGACACCAACACATTCACAGTATCAAAATGAAGCACCCCTGGAACTTATGTGTCAGGTGGTGTTTTTCGTGAATCGACAACTGACAAAGTGAGTTCAGTTGAAGATGCCATCCACAAAATTGAAGAAACGGGTGACGACCAGGAAACGGCGGCTTTCTCCGTTTGCGGCGTTATCCAGAAGAATCCAAATATGCCATTCCTTGACGGGGCTGGCGTTCTACACTATGCGGCAACTCTTGCCCAGGTGAAGACCGTGGACTATTCCTTCAGTGTGTCCCGTGGCTATCCTACTTTTGAGGTCATCACCACAATTGAAGTGATAGGCATTGGAAATAGATAGTTTTATTTTCTTTTTTTCCTTCTATGAATACAGTAAAGATACAAAACACCAGCAAATCTGATGTAGCCATCACTGGCTATCCTCTCATTGCCGCTGGTGAAACCATTGAAGTGACAGCTGAACAAGCTGAATACCTCACTCTCAATGACTCTCTGAGCCTGGTTGAAAAATCATCCAGACCGCAAAGGGCTTCATCATTCAAAGCCATTGACCCTGAATAGTTCTATTTCTTCACTTCAAATACTATGGCACTCTCACGCCTCTCATACCTTGCCGTCAAAAAACAATCTGATGTGCAGACCGCCGTCAAACCAACAAATTTCATCCGCTTCAAAGAAGGGGATGTTATGCTCAAACAGGAACTCATTGCCAACAATCCAATCCAGAACAACCGCTGGGGAGCATTGAACGCCGTGCCTGGAAAAATCACAGCTGATGGATCCTACAAACTCGACTTGGACTACAATGAATGTGTCCACTGGTTTGCAGCCGCTCTTGGAACACTCGTCACCACTGATGTCTCTAGTGGGACTGATGCTTCAGTATTCCTTCAGACAATCACCGTTGCAAACTCTCTCTATGGTCTCTCTATCGAACAAGGCAAAGGGAATCTCACTGATACCACCAACAACCGTCAAAACTATCAGGTTGACCGTGCCTTTGGTGCTATGGTTGATAATTTCAAAATTGCTGGCTCTGATGGCATCATATCTCTTGAGGTTGCCATCAAAGCTCACGGGGTTCTTCAGAAGAGGAATCTTATCAATGATGCAGCCGCTGGCTCTAGTGTAGTCATTCAATTGGACTCAGCTGAAGGTTTCGTTTCTGGTGACAATATCAATACCTTTGATAGCACACCTCAGAATGAAATTGATGCACTTTCTGCAATCTCCATTGCAAACAAGACAGTCACCATTGCAACACTCACAGCATCATTCACAGTTGCCAACAAGGCAAAAATTGAGCTTCAACCTCAGACACCTTCATATTCAGTTGATCCACAAGTTGCAGTATTCCAGCACGCAAAATTCCAGTTTGGTGTGGATCTCACAGCGGCGGCATCAGCTTCAAATGAAAACTGTGAAGACTGGGAATTCTCTTTTGAGAATGACCTAGAGGAACGCTTTGGCTCACTCAGACAATCACCATCAGTGATTGCCCCAAAACAGGCTTCAGCAAAACTCACATTCACTCGATACTTTGAGAATGTCACTCTCCGTGATCAATACCTCAATCTCGAACGCAAAGCTGGTATCATCACAATGACAAACGACAAAATCATATCTGCAACTGATACAGCCAACAAGGCTTATAAGATTGTTCTTGAGATGTCAGATTGCCGTTTCTCTAGTGTTGATATGCCAACAGGAACCAATGAACTCTATGCCATCTCAACAGAAGCTGAACTCTTCTATGACAAAACTGATGGAAGAGCATTGAGAATGCTGGTCACCAACGCAACTGCAAGTGCAGTCTACACATAGCTCCTAAGGCTTGGGGAGTGCCAAACTCCCCAATTTTATTTTTTTCATTTCCCCACTATGACAAAAGGCAAAGACGGCAAAGTTGAATTCACCCTCTGAGGTCGGAACACAAAGACAGTATCACTTCCATCATTCCCTGGAAGTGAAGTGACAGTTTTCACTTCTCTCCTGGTTCCAGAACAAAGACAGCTGGAAGAAAAATACAAACCTGATTCTGATGGAAAAATAAATCCTGAGACAGCCAGTGAGAGTCTGATGGATCTCATCCTCACTTCCATCAAAGAATGGAATTTCACTGTGAAGTGAGAAGATTTGAAAGTGACAATGGAAGTTCTCAAACAATTTCCAACCGTTGATATCCTGGTTCTCAGTGAAGCTATCAGTGGAAGAAAACAAACTCACACTGATGAAAATGGAGTCATCAGGTCTGGAGTTCTCCAATCTGATGTTGACAAGTCTGACCTGGACAATAAAAAAAAATAATAGAGAAGGATAGGATTTTGAACCTTCTCTTCCAGTGAAAAAAAGTGGATACTGAAGGAATGCAATCATCCTGAAAAAAAGTGGTCAGAAGATATTTTGATTGTCTCCTGGCTCACGAATTCAAATGGAGCGAACAAGACCTTGCAAATACCACACAAGAGTTCTATAATGATTGTGTTCTCTATATCCAAAAGAAGGCATATTTCAGCAAACCGAAGCCAGAAGATACAAAGAACGGCAAAAAATAAACCCCCACGGTTTAATCAAAAGCCCAATGACCCAAAAAGTGGAATTCATCATCTGAGTGATTGATCAGGTGACCGCCCCTTTGAAAAAAATTGAAGAGGGTGTGAAGGGAATTGGTGACAGTGGGAAATACAGCAAGGCAGAACTTGCCGCCGCTGGGACATCCATTATTGGAACGCTCACTGCCATCTGAGTCTCAGCCGTCAACACATTTTCAGATTTTGAGAAGCAAATGTCCTCAGCCAAAGCGGTGCTGGGGCTTTTTGGTCAAGACGAACAAACAAAAAAGACATTCCAGGAGTTGACTGATTTGGCAGTTGACCTGGGAGCAAAAACAATATTCACGGCAAGAGAAGCGGCTGAAGGTATCACTATTTTTGGACAGGCTGGGTATGATGCCACTCAAATATTCCAGGCACTTCCAGCGGCTCTGAACCTTGCCGCCGCTCAGAATATCACGGTTGCACAAAGTGCTGACATTGCTTCTAGTGTCCTCAGACAATATGGAAAAGATGTTGCAGATACTGGGTATGTGATGGATGTTTTGAGTGCCGCTTCTATCAAATCCAATGCCAATATTTTGAACCTCCAGGAGTCATTCAATTATTTCTGACCAACCGCAAAAGTTTTGGGGATCTCACTGGAAGAGTCAGCCGCTATGATTGGTATTTTGGCAAACGCTGGTCTGAAGGGATCAATGGCAACCCGTGCTTTGGGAACGGCTCTGACCAAACTGGCTGACCCTACTGAAAAAATGGCTGGCGGTATGAATGCCGCTGGTCTTGCGGCGTTTGATTCACAGGGGAAGTTTGTGGGTCTGGCAAGCATCCTGGAGCAACTGAAAAAGTGAACGGCTGATATGAATGAACAACAGAAGGCTGCAACAATTTCAGCAATCTTTGGGGCTGATGCCTATGGTGAAATCAATATTCTCCTGGCGGCGTGAACTGACCAACTGAAGAGCTTCACAGAAGAGATGGCAAATTCAGGATGAACAACAGAAGAGATGGCAAAAATTCTCCTGGACAATCTGGCTGGTTCCTTTGAGCTTTTGAGCGGTGCTATCGACTCAATAAAAATCAAACTGGGCTGATTCCTGGCACCAGCGGTGAGAATGGTTGCTGATGCAATGACATATCTGGCAAACGGCGTTTGATACCTATTTTGAAAATTTGCTGAACTTCCGTGACCAGTTCAAAATATTATTTCAATACTTTGATTATCAGCCATTGGTGCTTTGGTTGCGGTCTCAGCTTTTGCGGTTCTCTCAGTCTCTCTGGCTGGGGTTGGTGCTGCATTCATTGCTATCTGAACGGCGGCTCTTCCATTCATTGGATGGGCAGCGGCAATTGGTTTGGCAGCATATGCACTCTATGAAGCATTCAACAACAATTTCCTCTGAATAAAAACTCTTGTCCAGGTGACCTTTGCGGCAATCCAATCTGTTGTGATGGCTTTTGTGCCTATATTCAAAGGGATTTGGGATATGCTCACGGGATATTTTCAACTCACATTCTGAAGCATTATTGGAATATTCAAAGCATTCTTCCAGTTGCTCCACGGTGATTCAGAGTGAGCGTGGGAGACAATAAAACAAGTCTATGTGAACGCCGTGCAAAGTGTGATCCAGATATTCAGCTGACTCTCAAGCGTAATTTCTGGAATATTCACAATGCTCTGGGATGCTATCAAATTTGGGGCTGAACTGGCTTGGAATGCGGTGATAGAAATTCTGAAGGTTGCCGTGATTGCTTTGACTTTTGTCATCACGGGTTTCATCCAGAATGTCATCACATTCTTCAAATGATTCTGGCAGCTCCTGACGGGTGATTGGAGAGGATGATTGGCAACCATCTGAAGCATCTGGAGTGGTGCCTGGAATGTCATCAAAGATATTGGAATGAAAATATTGACTGAGATTGGAGTGTTCGTGATCGAGAAGATATTGGAATTGGTCAACTGGTTCACCAATGACGGGAAAATAAGTTTCACGGAAGGTTTCAGCAATATGATCTCAGGCATTGGGAATGTGGCAAAGAGCGTGTTCAACGGTGTGATGGGGACAATAGAGAACTTCTTGAATTATGCAGTCAATGCTATCAACCAACTCATCAGGGCTTCAAATTCAGTCAATCCTCTCTTCCAGATTCCAACGGTTCAACCAATAAAAATCCCACGCCTGGCACACGGTGGGATGATTGGTTTTGCTGGGACTGGTGTGGTGGAGTGACCTGGTGGAATTGATAAGGTTCCAGCAATGCTCTCAGCTGGTGAAGTGGTTCTCAATGCCGCTCAACAAGGGAATGTGGCAAGCCAGCTCCAGGGTTCAGGGAATGGAGTGACTATTGTTGTCCAGGTGGAAGGCAACAACTTCTATGGAGATGATGATGACTATTTCCAGAAAGTCTGAGACAAGGTGATTGATATATTCAAACAGCACACTGGACTGAATTCATTCTAGTTTCTAATATCCAAAAATGCTCCAGGTCTACGCAAACTCAACTGATGTCACTCAATACCTAGAACGCAACACCATAAGGATTGCAGAACAATTGAACAACAGAGCCAACACTTGTTCATTTATTCTCAACAAATATGATCTGGCTTCTGGTGTTATTGTGAATATATTTGAGGGCTTTGAGCTGACAGCCCAGGCAAATTCTGGGCAAGCTGATTTGGTCGTGGACAATACCTATGAATTGTCAGAAAAATTCAGACCAGGTGACGAACTCATATTGGATATCAAATGAGCTGGGCAAATCAGAAAAATCATTGATTCAATCAATCACACGACAAAGACCATCACACTCACCACCAATCTTCCAGCAAACCTCTCCAATAAGACAAAATGCTGAAGGTTGGTTTTCTCTTGAGTCACCCTGAAAAATCCCAATGAAGAGTTTGGGATGTCAGGGACTTTCTCCTATAAAGTGAATGTTGTTGATTGGACAAAGATTTTTGATGCAAAAAATATTGCTGATACATATGAGGATATGTATGCCAGGGAGATGATGGGGCGTATAGTCTATGATTTTTGTGCCAATGATAATCAAACCAATCTCTCTCTCTTTGAGAGTGGCTGGACTCAGTCTGGAGTTGGTTTGGCAATGGCAAATGAAGCCACTGACAGGATCCAGGGAAGCTATGCACAAAAGACTGGGACTTCAGGTATTTGAACCGCTCTCTGGACTCAATCTATCACTTCAGTGGATCTCACTGGAAAAGACCACTTCAGGCTCTGGTTCAAAATCAAAACCAATTATGGTGAGAATATAAGCTCCATCAAATACAGAGTGGGGACTGATTCTTCAAACTATTTTGAAGGATCGAGTGACTGGGTGGGGAGTGACAATGAGAATTGTTGGAACTTTGCTGCATTCAGATTTGACCGTGCCACAATTGTTGGCTCTCCAGACATCTCTGACATTGCCTGGCTTCAGATAGAAGTGGTATGCACGGCAACAATACCAACTGGGAATATAATTTTTGACCATTCTTTTGCCACCCAGTGAGGTTTTACCATTCAAAATGTGATAAGAGGAGACAGGAGGTTTGTGGATGTGCGTGTGGCGTATAAAAAGCCAACAATGTTTTTTGAAGAGTTGGCAAAGCTCCAGGGATTCTTCTGGTTTGTGGATTATGAACGGGATATCCACCTATTCAGGATGAACAACACACCCTCACCTCTGGCAATCACTGACAGCTCTGAAAATTACTCTGACCTGGTCACCTCAGCTGATATTTCTCAGCTGAAGAATAGACAAACTGTGAGAGGTGGTGAGGCGGTGGATTCTTTTTCCTATGAGCAAGTGGAGGTTTGTGATGGAAAAGTTGAGTCCTGGCGTTTGGACTACAAACCAAAAGCATTGGAGGTATATGTGGACACCACGGGAACGGGTGCCAGTTATGTTCTAGCCACTCTGGGGATCGAGAACCTGGATGATCCAGCTTTGTTTGATTATGTCTATAATTTCCAGGAAAAGGTGGTGAGGCGTGCTTCAGCTTCTATTTTGCCAGTTGGCACACTCTTCAAAAGAGTCTATTTTCCCTATAAGCCAATCCGTGTGAGAGTTGAAAACAATGCTTCTATTCTTGCCACAAAAGCATTGTTGGGAGGTGATGGAATATTTGAATGACCAGTCATATCTGATGCTTCCATTAAAGATTGGAATGAAGCCAGAATCCGTGCCAGGTCTGAGGTCAATGCCTATGCAAATGCAATTCTCTCAGCTGACTTCACCACTGAGATTGATGGTTTGACAGCGTGACAAGTGATTCACATTGTTGACTCTAGCCGTGGGATTGATGAAGATTTTCTCATTCAGAAGGTCTCAAAGGAATCAAAAAACAATGAGCTTTGGAAATACAAAATCAATGCTGGTTCCACAATGTTTGGAATCATAGAATTTTTCCAGATGCTCCTGAAAAAAACTGGAGATCTCACCGTGGATGTGAATGAGCAAGTGGACATTGTGAAAAATATTGATGAAACTCTGGAAATAGAGGATGTCTACACTTTCACACAAAAAATTGATATCTTCTATGCTCACTCCAGGACTGGTCAATATTCTCACACCCTCAACTTCACTGAGGGATGAACTCCCAATGATGCCTATTGTGGTTTCTCTCAAGTCTCATAATATCAAATATATGAATCCAATATCTCAAGTCTCGATCCTCAAACCAAACTATAAATTCACCAAAGCTCCAACTGATATTTTGGCAAAAATTATTTTGGAAAAACTCTATCTCCAGGAGACCACAAACAATGTGGAACTCTTCATTGAGAGGCTGACAAACTGACACCAGAAGACGGTTGAATTCCTCACAAAAATCCTCAGAGATTATGAGGGTGTTTTTCTCTCACGGCTCAAAATTTCTGAAGCTCACAACATCATCCCCCAGGTTCTCAGATATCAGTTGGCAACCCTTCTCACTGGGACAGCCGTTGCCAGCACTTTTGATGCAAACTACATTGCCCTCTGAACGGGTTCAGCAACTCCAGCCGCAACTGACACTGAGCTGGTCACTGAAGCTATCAGAGGGACTTTCACGAATAGATATAGAGTTCTGGAGACTGCATACCTGGACAAGTTTTTCACGACCACTGAGGTTGCTGGGAATACTTATCTGGAAGCGTGAGTCTTTTGTGATGGAACTGGAACTCCTGATTCTGGATATCTTTTGTCCAGGACTGAGATGAATGAAACCATCTCTGCAAATGAGACCCTGACAATCAACGCCGCCATCACTGTCAGTTCTGCAACCTAGTTGCTTTTTATTGCCTAGATAATACAATTCTTTTATGCCTAGACTCTATTCAACACCCTGGACAGTTGGTGATGCCATCACAGCATCTAGGATGAATCAAATCAATTCAGACATAGACAATATTTATTCAACGGGTTCTGACCGTTTGAAAGTCTATGCTGCAACTGGTTTGGATGTCAATATTGGTGCTGGAACATATAGGGTTGGTTCTTCAGAATGAAACTACGCTGGATGAACTGTTGCAATGACAAACAATGCCACAAATTATGTGATGATTGATTCTTCTGGAGTGATTCAGGTCTCAACCAGTTCTTGGAATGCAAACTATACAAAACTTGCCATTGTTGTCACGGTTGGTGGAGCAATCACCAGCATCACACTCTGGAGGAATGATGCAGTTTGATGAGTCATTGGTGGTGGTGGGTTCAAAAATATTTCTGGGACAGTCTATACAAAATGATTGCTGACTCAGTTCATTGCTGACGGAACAACCTATGATTTGACATATAATAAAAATAGACAGGTAGAAACTCTCACAAATGGTGCTAATACCTGGACTATGACATATGACAATCAATGAAATTTGACAGGAACGGTTGAATCATAATTCTTATTTCTTCACCTCAAAAATATGTTAGTTTTACAAACAAGTCAGCCAAAAAGACTCTATACAGAAGCTGAAACAGTATTCAGTAGGTCTTGAAGTTCACTGACAATTCCCTGAAATGATATAACAACTGCTTGCTATTGGATTGACAAAACAAATAAATATATATATGTTTTGCGTTCAAAAAATTCCGCACCCTGGCTCTGTTGTTATAGATTCACTTATGATATAAATTGACAACTCTGAAGCAAAACAGAAATGACACTTTCAGGCTTTGGAACATTCTCTTCCGCACCCTCTCTCTACATTTTTCAAGGATCGCACTCTGGAAATTTTTATATTGCTTGTTGAGCAACTTGATGAAGTGCAAATTTTACAATAAGAGATATTTGTTCTGTGAGCGTTTCTGGAACAACAATGACAAAGGGGGCAAATCTCTCTGTTCCAACGGTTGGCTCATATTCAGTTAATCGTTGTTTTGCCGTTGGTTCCGTTGTTTATGTTTTCTACAACCTCACAGCTTCACCATATACAATGGATGTTGGAAGAAAATACACTTGAAGTTGGTGAACCCTCTCAGGTGCTGCACTTCCCTCAAGTGTTCAGGCATATACACACAATGGTTCAAATAATTTCTGAAACACTATGTGAGAAGGAAATGTTTATGGTTCAAATGTATTGTGAGTCTGAACCAGCAATGATAAGTTCTACAATTATTTTTCTTGAAGTGACGACAATGGGATTTTTGATGCCGCAACAGATACTTGGTCAAATTCTCCTTATTATTTTACAAGGATGTTTCCAGATGTAAGCGGTCAAATTCTCCTTTCAGCATACAATTACACCTTCACACTGTGAACAAGTGGAACAAAGAATTGATTTATTCCGTGAATACTTCTGCCACCAGTCACGGCTTTTGTATATTCTCCCATTGTTGACATAGATTCTTGATTATTTCTGTGGCAGCATACCACTAGTAATTTGATTTTTTATGCATACTATAAATGAACCGCAAAACGACTATGAAAAGTGTATACTTCAAATATATCCTGATGATCAAGTATAATGACAAGAATTGACGGTTGAGATTGGTGATGAGTGGCACTGGTTTCAACTTCAATATTGATGGAGCTTGATTATTTCTGAGAAACATCTATTGAATTTTTTATTCTTCTATGAGGTGCTTCAAATAATGCATATGTTGAAGTGACAGACTAAAATATTTTTCACCCTTCAAATATGAAACTCCACATCAAGACAAATAAGGAATGAATAATCACTGAAAGTTCTCTTGTTTCCTATGTCAAGAAAGAGCAGACAGAAATCATCAATGTCACAGAATCTGAACACCAAAAAATCATTGATCAGTATGACACAAGAGTTTCTGACTGAAAAATTGTTTCTCAAAAAAAATGAGAGAACACAATCAGGCTTGAAGAAGAAAGAGATAAAGAAAAACAAGAAAAATTTGCACTTAAACAAAAAGAACCAAAGCCCACTGAATAGGGTATTTATTTTTTTATCCTCTTTTTTATGAGTGATACAGAACAACAGTTGCCACCGAATGCTGCAATTGATATGCCTAGTGATAGGGATTTTTTGCAGTCAGAGTTGGTATTTTGAGCGGCACCAGTGGAACGGGTCAAATTTCCCTATGGAAGACTCACCATTCAGAACCAGGGGGCTGATCAATTTATGTGGATGTCTTGCACACGCCAGGGAATATGCCACATCAACAATGCTCAAAACATTATTGAAGCGGACAGCCAGAATAGACAGCCAATATTCACTGACCCCAGGACACTCTGGGAAGAGAGAACGGCTGAGAGACCTTCAGTTCAGACTTTGGGAGATACACTTCAATCTGCAATGGATCAGATGCTGAAGAAAAAGTTGATTGCTGGATATGCACGGCTCAACACAATTGAGGAGATGATTGAAGCCATTGACCGTGGGGCGTTCATCTATACGGGGGCAAAGGATGGTGATTGGGCATATGTCCGAGACCACAAAGCATTCAGGAATAGAACTGACGGTGGTGGGGGTGGACACGCCTTTGCTGGCGGTATAGATTATGACCTAGAAAAAAGAGTTCTGAAGGCAATCAATTCCTATGGTGCGAACAATGGAATTTTTGATATTTCCTTTGACCTCATTGGCTCACTCTATTCAAAATATGCCATCTATGATGCCCGTGATGAACTTGCAGTCCAGGCGTTCCTGGCTCTCAAAAAACAGAAGCAACTGGAACTCACAGCCAATTCAGAGTTCTCAGAACTTCTAATTCAGCTCAGAACCAGCACTGGGAAGCTCCCAATCTTCAACAATTACAGAGACGGTCACGGTATCACAAAAGAGCTTGCTGAAATTTGTGTCCTCAGGAATATTCTCAATTCAAAATAATGGAAAAATTCTTCCAATGATTATCAGACAACTCAATTCAAATCAGATTGATGAGGAAAAAAGCTGAAGAACTCAAAGTCCCCGTTGATAGCATTGCAGAAGAATGGATTCAGAATTTCTCAGAGAAATTCAGACAACTTTGGGAGATGTGAATTCACGAGTTTGAAGAGATAGAGGATAGAATCTATCTAGATGACTGAATGAAATCAAACTGGGCTGATGTTGTTGCTGGTATTCTCTCAGGGGTTCGAGACCCACGACTGACTCAATAATTATTTTTTTACTTTTCTTTTTATGGAAACTCTAGTCCCAATCATTCTGGGTGCCATCATCACCCTTCTCACTCAGTTCTCAAAGCGTTCTGGTCTCTCCAATAGACTTGTCCTGGCAATCTTTGTCATCATTGTAGCGGCGGCATATACTTCATATCAGTTTTTTGCTGATGAGGTGATAAAAGCCCAGGTTGCAGCGTTCTCAGCTCAGACCTTTGGTTCAGCCGTGTTCTTCTATGAATACTTTGTCCGAATCATAGAATCAAAATCAAAGAGCGTGAGTGAAGTGAACAAACTATCCTAGTTTGTATCGTCGCCACTTGTGAATGTATACAAACTGAATACAATTGCTTTGTGGCTTTGAGATTATTTCTCTTGGTAAAAAAGAACTCCCGTTTGGGAGTTCTTTTTGGTTTGGTTTCTTGCTGGTTGCCACCTGGTTGCAATACGGTTGTCAGCCACTTGCACACCGTGCCGCAACGGGTTTCCTACTCTTCACCAATTTTGTGAAGGGGGAACCG